TCAGACGGTAGCAAATCACATGACCAAGCATCGTGGCCGAGTGCCGCGAACGCATCGCGCACCACTCCGCTGTATTCACATGCTGCCAGGATTCTCATTTCGCGGACTCTACCTCCACGATTTCACGCCGTCAATCTTTTTCTTGTCTTTTTTATTGACTGGGCATCTGTGTGTCCTTATTGTTGATCCATGACTGAACCCGAACTCAAGATTTGCAGATGCTCCGATCATTTTGAGATAGAGATGCAGACCAATAGCGACTGCATCGAGTTCGTTTGTGCTACGTGCAACGCGGAGGCCGCTGCTGACGCGAAACGAGCGCAGTGGAAGGATGAGGTGCGTTTCCCGGATATGTGAACCAAATAAAAACTATGAACACACCAACACCACGAACGGATGACTTCTGCAACGGATTACGCTCTAACTGTCTTGAAACAACTCAAGGTGCAGTGGACTTGGCAAACTTCGCCCGCCAACTCGAACGAGAGTTGAATGAGGCTCGCCAGTGTTTCGAGATTAGCAAGGGCAACACTGAGGCGGCACTCAACTCATTTCATGCTGAGATGAAGCAGAGACGCAACGCAGAGGCTGAACGCGACCAACTCAGGAGGGTTGTGGACGAATTTGCTCGTCAGTCGCCTGGTGACGATAAATGGCTGATGGCAGACTACCGCGACCTGCCTCACGTCAGAGCAGCTCCACGATAGAAGTATTTTAAGCGGATACAGATTTATATAATAAGAAATAGAAAAAAACGTCTTAGTTTACATTGTAATAATATGAAAATAGCAACCCTACAATTAGCAAAACCGATTGACTCCGCGACTCTACTCAGCCGCCAGATTCTTAAAGCGAACCCAGGACTAGGCGCAAAAGCGGAAGAAGCCGCAAAGGTGTTGTCTGATTCCGGCATAAGTCGTGCGCTCGGAAACATGATTGTATCAGCCGTCTATTCGCCAGATAACGGCGGACGCGGGCAAGCGACAAAATCACACTGGTTCGTTGAAGCGTTAAAAAATTCCAGCTACGCCAACCGATTGGACTACATTGGATCAAACAAAAACGCCCTACAAAGATTTGTCGCTGAGATGTCCGCGATTGACGACTCGCGTGAAGCTTTGGCGTCGTATTGCTCGTTCTCGTTCGCTGATTGCTTCCTCCTGTCCGAGGCTGGCATTGGCGAGTCTGAGGCGAGCGCAATCATGTCCGACTGTGAATCAGACGGCAAAACCACGTACCAAGCTAAAAGGGTTCTGATGAAAGCCGCAAGGTCAGTTCTTAGCAAGGAGTGTTCAACCGTGGAGTGCGCCGTTCAAATGCTCAAATGAAAACACTCGAAACAGTTTTAGAATCAAACCAAGGGTTGTCCGCCCATATCCTCGGCGTGGACGGTTGGCTTTTACGCACTATCCCAGAGGATCGGCGCACGGTGTTCCTGCGCCTCTACGAGAAAGCGATCCGCACGGCATTGCACCCCGACCTGATCCGGGACGACAACAAGAAAAAGTTCTATGACAGGTATATTGGCCGGGTAGGAGAATCAATAGCGGCCATGTGCGCCGATGCTGCCGCGTTTGAATCTATGGCGGAGTTTGTGCCAGCAGCTAAAAATAGAAGCATCGACATGGACGCGCTTTTGGCTGAAAGGGATCAGACTATCGACATTCTGCGAGCCGAGTTAAAAGCCAAGGAAGAAGCCTTCAAAGTGGAGTCAGAACACTTCTCTCGTGTGGAGACGCAAAGCAAAAACGCCGCAAAGATAAACGCGAATCGTTCAGCGGCGACTTACGCTGTTTTCTCTCAATATCGATCGCTCGCTGAAAACAACCAATCGCACTCACTCAATCACAAGTTTTTCCAAATAAAAGGCCATTTTGTGGAGATTGATTTCACAATCGACGGGATTGTTGAGAAGGCAATGGGGGAGTGTGAATTGAAGAAGAACACTAAATCTACGAAGGAAACAAAACTTGGTAAGGTGGATATTGTCGGTGCGTCTACCCTTGGTGGCATAAAGCATTGCTGGGAAACAAACATTATTCCGAACGCCGAAATGAAGGAGTTGATTCAAACATTCTCACCCCACGCATGTGATGATAGGACGCTTCAATTTAATCATTACGTTGTTGGATTTTTTAAGGTTGGAATGATTCTTATTGTAAAGCACGGTGGACGCAACCGCTTCATTAAGATCAAAGCGGTGGACGTGCTAGACGACAAAGCAAAACTTGAAGTCATGAGGCTCAACAACATAATAAAATCACTCAGAAAAGAACTCGAAAGAACAAAGAGGTGGATGGTGAAAGCTGGCGTTGTATGAGTTTCAAACTAAATCAATTCAATGAACGCACACAAGCCAAACTCCGCGCCCAACTCGACGTTGATCTTCGCGCTAAAAATGCCGGGCCGGCTGCCAAGCTGGAACGCACTCCTTGCGATGCACCACTGGAAGCGAAAAAAAACCAAAGATCGGCTAGCTCAAGATTTCTTGTCCGCATTGAAAGCCGCAGAAAGAGATTACTTGACGAAGATAACATCTGCGAAAAATACCTCGTTGATTTGCTTCGATATAGCGGCATCATCGCTAACGACTCACCTGACCAATGCCGTATTGAAGTCGCGCAAACGAAGTGCAGAAAAGGCGAGCCGGAAGAAATCACGATAGAAGTGATGAGGCTATGACCATCACCCCCATTGACCACGAGCCGACGCGCTTTTGGGTTGAGTCACAGACTCAGCCAGGCGTGACGCATTTGGTTGACCTAGACGACAACGGCAAGCCGGGTTGCTCCTGCCATGACTTCATGTGCCGGGAAAAAGAGTGCAAACACATCCGCGCCGTGATGGAAAGAACACCACAAAAAAAACAATAATAGTTGTTGCACTGCTTCCGCCTTCTGTCATACTCCCTTTGTAACTGCATCGCGTTTGATAAACGCTGACTTTGATAATGAGGTTTCGGTGTCAGGTTCGGCTTGTCCGCCTAATCCGGTCTGTTAATACCTCGGTGCGGTTCGTGTTCAGTCTATGAAAAACATCATCCACATCATCCGGTGGGCGTTCTGCGAAACGCCGCCGATCAACACAAAGAAACATTCGCTAGTCAAGTGGCTGGCGTTCCACAATCAAATCACCTAAAACATTATGAGCAACACAAACATTGCCACTACTCAAACCCGAGTTCCGCAAACCTTGCGGCAACAACTATCCGGGGATTACTTCAAGCAACAGGTAGCACTTGCGCTGCCTAAGCACATGACGGCGGATCGCTTTGTCCGCGTCGGACTGACTGCCATACTTAAAACGCCAAAACTGGCAGACTGCACCCCTGAATCTGTCATTCAGTGCATGTTAAACTGTTCCGCGCTCGGACTTGAGCCGGATGGTCGCCGCGCGCATCTGATTCCGTACGGCAACGTCTGCACCCTGATTGTGGACTATAAGGGTATTGTGGAGCTTGCCAAACGGTCTGGCGATGTTGCCAACGTGTTCGCCCAGGTTGTTTGTGAAAACGACTCATTTCAGTGGGAGAATGGCGAAGTCAAACACCAGATTGATTTCAAGCGTGAGCGTGGCGCAATGTATGCCGCGTATGCTACGATCACATTCAAAGACTCCACCAAACAAACCGACGTAATGACAAAGGCCGAGGTTGACGCCATTCGCCGCCGCAGCAAAGCAAGCGGTTCAGGCCCGTGGGTAACGGATTACAACGAGATGGCCAAGAAAACGGTGTTTCGCCGTGCCTCCAAGTGGATCACACTTTCGCCCGAAGTAGCAGAAGCCTTGGAAAAGGAGGATGCCCCGTTCTCGTCTGCTGCCCTTGTGACTGACTTGCAGCCTGCGCCCGTTCACATTGAAATGCTGCCACCGCCAGTAATTGAGCAAGACGACGTGCCGATGGGTGAACCAACATCGCAACCAGAACCCGCAAAGCCAACACCATCACCGGCACAGAAGCCAAAGCAGGAAGGTGAATCGTTGCAGGATCAGCTTGCTAAGGTGTGCAAGGATGGCGGGTTCGACTATGATGACTTTGGAAAATGGGCAATCGAATCCGGCAACGTGCCTGACGCCGACAGCCGCGACGGGTTTGGTGAAGTCCATGAGGCTATCTGCAAGCGTTTGCTGCGCTCGCAAGTCGGTATGCTCAAAGGTATCGCCACCGTGAAAGGAATGACTGTATGAGCGAACAAGCACTGATTGCCCGCAATGACGCGGCATTAACCGTCTCGTTCACTGACGCAGCCATTGCGCTCCGCAACGCGGCACTTGAAATATCTGGCGTTGTGGGCAGGGTTACTAACCCCGACGAGAACACCGGCGCAGTTGTAGCGCAAACCGAAATCCATAAGATTAGGACGATGGCAGAGAAAGCGCGCAAAGCAGCCAAAGAGCCTGTCCTTGAATATGGCAAGCGCATTGACAACGCCGCCAAGGAGTTTGTCAAAGAACTCGATGAAGAAATGCTCCGTGTTTCTACTCTGGTCGGCAACTATCAAGCCTTGGAGCAAGCTAAGGAGCGTGCGCTTGAACAGTTGAGGGCGCAGGAGATTGCCAAGATTGAACGCGAGAAAGCGGAAGCCATCGCCAAGGCCACAACGCACGAAGCTGTTGACGCAATCCAAGCGCATTACTCCGAGGTTGCACAACAAACCGCAGCCGTAGCCGCTCCTGCTCCACCAGTTCGCGCCGAGGGGCAGATAGTTCGCACTGATTGGGAAATAACCATCACCAACCCCTACGACTTGGCGAAGTTTCACCCGGCCTGCGTGAAGATTGAAGCGCGCTTGAGCGAAATCAAAATGTTGCTTAATGAAGGAATCACCGTGAAAGGCATCACGGCCACAAAAGTCACTAAAGCCACCATTCGTCTTGGATCGGTAAAAGCGATTGAAGTCTAAACATTGACAGCTTGACGCTAGCGCACGGCAAAGGCAGGGTTGGACATTGAATGTCTGACCCTGCTTTTTGCATTAAAGAGTCATTCCATAAAGATTCATGGCAACCAAGAGCAGCCATGACGTTAGGAGATTACCTGTCAGCATGGCTATTTGTTGGCGTGTTAATCATTTCCGTGCTGGCGATTCGGCTGACCATCCTCGTAAATCCACCGGGATTGCCGCCGCCTTCTCCATTGATCGCAGTTTTGGCTCAGGAACACCCAGCATTTGCAAATCTTTCAACGCCTGCTTGTAGAGTGCTTTCAAGTCCTCCTTAGTTTCCTTCTCGTAAGCCGACGCCTCAACGCCCTTGACGACACTCTTGCGCTCGTTCTGATTCTGGTAGGTCGTGGCGTTATTGAACCGAGCCGCCAACCCGCGAAGGACGTAAGGGGCTGCTTTCTCCACATCTACCGTGCGTTGCCGTAATCCTGCCAGTTTTGCGCCTATTTCGCTAAAGCTGTATTCCCGCCCAAAGTCGCCCGATTGTCCAGTTGCCGCGCGGTAAGCCTCCTGCCCCATGCGGAAAGCGCGAGGTGTGAAGTTCTCAGCCACATAGCCAAGCCTGTCAGCTACGCCCCTTGATCCTTCTGCCATTGTAAGCGGTCGGCGTTGCCCGATGCGGATGTTAAACGCACCTTCCGCCAACGGCCCAATGACTGCACCCGGACCAACGTAATCCGCCGCCCAACCGGAAGCCGCATTGATAATAGCCTCGTCAGGGTTTGGATCATTTACCGCGTTCCAGATGGAATAACCTGGGCGACTTAGTTCGAACGTCGGGAATATGTAGCCCATTGGCACATATCCGTATTTTGTGCCGTCAACTGAGACGTAAGCAAGGTCATCGCTACGATCCCACGGAGCAACAATCCAGCGTTTTAACGCCTTGTCCTCCTCATCGTCCACGTCTTTTAGTCCACGCATCAAAGCCGCCAGTGCGAACGGCGCGAGCGTCATTGTGGTTAAAGCCGCAGCTTTGCGGTATCCGTCTGCTTTTAGTTCTGCGTTGGTGCTACCCATTCCATCTTTGGCATACTTGCCGATCCACCACGCATTGCGGAACACTTCCGCCTTGAACGAAACGAAGGTATTCAACGCGCCAACCCTGCTGGCATCTCGGATAATCTTGGGAAGCCGGTCGTAATTCTGGTAGATGTTGCTCGCCCTATCCGCTGCCCATTCAACTTGCTCATTAAACGACATTTCGGGGTGCGCTTTCTTTGCAAGGTGCAACTCATCGAAGAACGCCGACACTCGGAATACGTCGTCATAGAAGCGAATACCAATTTCGCCCGGTGTGCGCCAGAAATCGGAGATTGCCTGACGCAAGCGAACGTACGCCCCGCCCGCTTTCGGATCGCTCAATATGTCTTTAATTGCCTTGATTGCGCGGCGAGTCACTTGTTTGCCCACTTCCTGCCGGGTATTGGCCTGCACATCGCCCAGCATAATACCCTTGCCAACCAATCCTGTGCGAGTAGCCAACAGGTAATCCGCTCGCGCAACCAAGTTGCGATGCGTGGCGTTCACATCAATCAATCCACCGAGAGAAGCAAATCGTTCCGGGATTGTCTTAAACCCTTCCGCCTTGTTGCCGCGGCGTACCGCGCTATATGCCCGTGCTAGATTTTGAGTGAACACGATTGGCGAATACATGCTTGCCGCCATGCGGTTGACCAATCCGCCCAAGGTGTTGACGCCCCATGACGCGGGATTCCACGCCACTAACGCGCCCTTTTGGTAGTTCGTGATACCCATGAACGTGCGCCCGACCACGCTTTGAAAGTCCAGAACACCGAGGATGTTGTTCATCTTGGCGTCAAACTCATCCAGCGCCGCCTTGAACTCCGGCGTAGTGTAATAGCCGGACAAGGGTTCGTGCTGCCGATCCACCCGCGTCCGATAGCTGCCAATCTGTTCGCCTTCCTCAGTGGTTCGCGCTTCGCCTTCTTCGTCGCGTTCGGGAGTAAATACCCGTTCCGACTCGTAAAGCTGTTCGGTAAATACGCCCGTCTTTGTCTCGCTCAAGACTCCCATTTCCAAACCGATGCGGGCAAACCTTCGTTGCGTGAGGTTGCGCGTGATGAATTGAGCCAGCCATTTACCAGACTGCAACACCTTGGCGTAAGGGTCTTTGATTTCACCCATCCATTCCCGCACTTCTGGCGAGAGATTCTTACGCCTGAGCAACGATGTTGTGTCCACGGCAATGCGTTTGCCAGTGCCGCCCATTTGACGCGGCGACATTCCAAGAGCGTCCTCAACCTCCTGACGATTGATAAGCGAACGCATCTCCGCTTCAATCTGGCCGTCGTCCATGTTCGGATTCTGACGCTGCAAATAATTCTCGATGTTGTCCCAAATGCGAGAAACCTCTACGTCACCCTTATCTTTGCGCCGTTTCAGTGTGTCGTAATTCCAATCAGACGTAGAATCGAACGCGAGATAGGTGCGCTTGAGCCATTCACCACTATTGTTAAGCCACGTCTCCGCCATCTGCCCGCTGACAAGTCCTTCGCTTACGGCCATTGCGCTCAAGTCGTCTATCGCTTTTCGAATTTCGGTAGCTCGCAACTGAATGATAGGCCCGCCAATGGTGGACGCGTCAGCCTCGCCATTGAGAAACGAGAGCAATCGCTCATTAGCTTGATCCTGCTCGGCCTTGGTCTTGAACTCTGCATTGATCGCGCTTCGCAAGTCGTCCAACGCCAGCCGGATATTTTCCTCGATGTATTTCTGGTCTGACAAACCGCGCTCGCGCGCCTCGACAAACGCCTTTGGCGCAGATGCACCGCGCACGACTTGAGACAAGGCGCGCTGAATAAGATTCTTTTGAAACGGCTTTGTCTTTTCGGGTTGTGTCTGGTCGTTCTTTGGGAGCTTTGACGGCTTTGACAGTTTTCTTGTTTCAGATTCTAAAAAGCTAATTGTTTCCGCTTCGTTAAAACCTTTTAGGTTTTTGGCTTTGAGAGCCGCCACGCCCGCGCGAATAGCTTCCGCCAGTGATTTACCCGCCTTGATCGCCAATCGCACTGCGCGCAAAGCCACGTTCAACCCGCCCTTCGTCATCCAGACAGGTGCGCTTAATACACCTTCAAGTGTCTTGGTCTGGTCGAAGTCCGTCCGGGCTATCATCTGATCCAGCCAGTCCATAAACGACGATTCGCGCGGCATCTCGCCGCCTTCGTAATCCATTGCAGATTCACTTGGTTCTGCTGCCGTTACTGCTGCTACCGGTTCGCTTTGCTTTTTGTGTGGACGCAACTTAGAGGTTGCAACCTCAATGGCTCTGCCTGCCCAATCGACGAACACCATAGACTGGTCGTGATGCGTGCTTTGAACCTTTCCGATAAAAACAGTTCCACGATCATCAGTCCATTCAACCATGCGCCCGACGCCAATCGCTGCCGCAGGCCCGGCATCTGGTGGAGCGACAAATTTGACAGGCTCAAAGATTGGCCTTCCCGCCTCGTCTAACACCTTGGAATAATCAACAGGGCGCATCTCCTGCTTTGCGTCCATGTAAAGTATCCACCAGCCATTTTCATCCCACCTGTGCGCGGCTACGTCGTGAGATACAAGCTTGCCGTCTGTTCCCTTGAGATAAAACAATGAGCCTTGCGGTGCTGTGGTTCGTATCCATGACGGCACTGGAAACGGTGAGGCTTGAATCTCGGTTTCGATCTGGTCTAGGGCACGCTTGAGAGAGTCTAATTTTTCTGCGCCAGAAAACGGGGTGTCAGCCATCGTTTGCAAGCCGCTGATTGACTCGCGTGATCTGTTTATTTCGGCAATCTTGTTTTCCAGCTTGGTGACAATGCTCCGCAACGTGGCTTCCGCGCTCGCAATGGATCGCGTTCCCATGTCGTATCTAACCCCGCTCGGCCCTTCCATGTAATGAGAGTAGTCTTTGTAGAGATACAACTTAAACGGGCCAAGCGCGCCCATTTGCGTGATCGCGTTTTGCAGTGGCGTGGCTTTCAATGCCGCGTCCGCTAAATCCCGATCCGTGTAAGTCGTTCCCTCAATCTCAAACTCAAACGGCTTTCCGGCTACTTGTGCCCGATACGCCTCCAAATCCTTCGTCAGTTTTGCAACCAATTTGCCGCCAGATTCATTGTCTGACTGTATCTGCTTCACCTTATTGCCCGCCTGCCACGTCGCGGAAAAGTGATTGCTCCGCTTGATTTCGAGATTCTTAACCTTCTTCTCAAGAGCAACCCGCAACATCTGCCGGGGATCGCCTGCCGCCGCGCTGAACGTGGCTTCAAAGCTTGCCACTGAATCAGTTTCATCGGATGCGTCTGCGCCGTCACCTTCCAATGTCCGCTCTCCCTTGCCTTCGCCGTTCAATAGTTCAATAAATCGGGTGATGAATCGCACCTTGTTAAGCAACACCTGCCACCGTTTTCCGTCGCCGCTTCCTTCAACGGTATAGCGATGCTCTATAACAGTATTCCACTTGTTGCCTTGACGCCAACCGCGCCCGTTGCGTTGTTCATGTGAACCAGGCATCCAAGGCGCGTCAACGTGGTGCATCGCCCTAAGATAGTCCTGAGCATTGACGCCTGTTCCCATCGTTTCAGTCTGCCCAAAAGCAACGCGCACGCTCTTGTCCCGCATCATTTGGGATATGTCCTCCTTCGACACCGCGCCTGTCACGCGTACCACGCGTCGGAGAATGTCATTTGGCCGCATTGCAATCGGATCAAGCGACATATTTGCAAACACGGCAACTTGCTCAGGTGGTATCCCTTTGGCTTGAAGCTTTTCAACCATGTCCCGCAGCACGTTAAACTTAATGACGCGCTCTTTGTCTTTTATTACGTTGCCGTCTGCGTCGGTAATCGGTTTTCCATTTTCATCTTTTCGAGTTTTTAACCTATCCGTGAAATCATTAAACCCTTGCTCCATGAACACCATTTGCGTTGTGTCTGGTGATTCGTGGTAAATCGTGGAGATGTTGCCGACAACAGCGTTGGCTTTGCTGCCTTCCCAATCTGTCGCAAAACGGTCAATCAGCCGATAATCCAACGCGGACAAGCTGGCTTCCGTGCTGAGTTGCAACGGGCCATCCTTGCCCTCAAGCATGATCTCTCGCCGGGCTTTCCCGTCCGCGTTCATCCATGCCCGGTATCTTGTGCGGATGTTCTCCAAGTGTTCCAACTGCATCTTGGACATTTCGAGAATTACAGGCTTGATCTGCTTGCGTGGTCGCCCTTCTGGATTCTCCGTCATCCCCTCGTCACTCGCACGTGGTTTGAACTCCGGCATGTCTTTGCCTAGAACAATGTCAAAATACCGGCCAGCCATCCGCGCCAATTCAGGCACATTGATGAACGCGCGCAACCGCTCGACCGCTTCATAGATGCCCGCGTCGTTCATCTCTACCTCTGTCGCTGCATCCGCAAAGAGGTTAAACCAATCATCAAACCGCTCGATACCAGCGTCAGCCATGTCCGACGACATGACATATTTCATCATGTTGTAAGCCTCGTTGAGCGTGTTGGTGATCGGCGTTCCCGTAAATAGGAAAGTGCCTTTGCCTGCGTTCCGCGATTTAACGTAGTCGGTCAATAACGACAAAGAGAACCCAATGCCGGATTCTGCCTTGTTCAACCCTTTAATTTCTTTGCGGGTCGCCAGTGCTATCTTTTTGAAGATATGCGCCTCGTCCACAAATATGGCATCAACGCCCAAATCCTCAAAGAATACTGCTCCTTCTTTGGAAGCCTCTTGCGCTTTCTTTCTAATGCGCTCCTTGATTCGCGCCCTTGCTTTTACAAGTTGCTTTGCCGTCGTCATCCCCTCTTTGCGTCCTGCCCATCTTGCGAACTCTTTCGGATCATCTAAAATATCACGCGATGGCGGCGACTGTCCTGCGTCTGCCAATTCCGCCAAGACTTCATCTTCTAACGCCTGAATCTCCTTTGCCGCCAGTTCGTTTAGAGTTTCCTCGCGCAATGTAAAACGATCAATTAACGAGTGAGGAACAACGATAGCGTCCCAATCGTCCAAGACGATCTGCCGCAGCTTTGCGGATCGCTCTTGTGGGGAAAGGCTGTCTAAGTGAAGAAACTTTCCAGCGGGATACGCTTTGCGGAAGTCTGCGACAACAGACGAATGGTTAGCATTGTGAGCGAAAATAAGCGGCTTGCGGAATACACCCAATCGCCTGCCTTCCATTGCAAGCCCGGCCATTGTGAAGGTCTTTCCTGTGCCTACCTCATGCCCAAACATTCCTTTGCCGTCTTGCACTCCGCGCCACACTGCGTCTTTTTGGTGCTTTCTGAAATCAAACTCTCCACGCCCCAGCGTCAACGCCAACCCTTCAAGCATTAGGTGCGAGCCGTCCCGGTCTGGTGCAACCATTGAGTTTGCAGCCTCGTTGTATTCGTTTGATAACCGCGCGATTCGCTCCGAATCCTGCCAAATCCACTTCTGAAACTCCTCACGTATTGCGTCAATTTTACCATTTGCTTCCTCGGTAAATGCCTGGCTTGGCACTAAGTTGCCATCGCTATCTTTTACTTTGACGACAACAGAAGTTCCATTCATTGCAGCATTCAGCAAACGCTTAAATGATGTTTGTGGGATGCCCCATAAAGTCGTCGCTTCTGGACTTTGTGTTGCTACATCGTCATTGACTTTGACACGCCATCCGGTTGATTGGCGTTCAATGGTAATGTACTTGGTTTGAGTCTTAATCAGATGGACAACGAAGTCTTTGTAGTCGTCGTGCGATACCCAATTTGCGCCCATTCGAACATCAATTTCGAAGTAAGGCGTGTCCTTGGGTTGAACCGCCTGCAATGCCTCGATGTTCCGCGCCATGTCCAAACCCTGCTCCTGCGCTGCCTGTGCCTCGCGCAACTTGCGCCGCACGTTGTCAGACAAGTATTCGTCTCGCGCCTGCCACGTTCCATCTGGTGCTTTGTAAATCTGATTTAACTCAGTCAATTTGCTGATAACGTCTGCCTCTGATCGTTTTGCAATCTCTGACACGTCCTGCACGGAGAAGTGAACCGATCGGTTCCGTTGAATCGCGTAGGCGTCCTCGATGCTGGATGCTGCACCCGGCACTTTCTTTCTGAGAATGTTTTGTTCTAGGATTGCGCGAGGCTTGCCGCTTTCATCTTCAAGATTGAGAACGCTCGTCATACCAGAGTCGCCCGCGCGCTCCATGACCTCAATCATTTTTGAGCCGCGCACCAACCCGTGTTTCTTCTTGAATCCAGCATACGCCGCCGCCATTTGCTTGCGCGCCGCGTCAACGTCGCCACCCTTGCGATAGGTGTCCATCATTGCGTCGTAACTGTCGCGAATGGCGATTGCGCCAACTGCTTCGGACATACGGTTCTTGGTCGCTGCTGCCCCGGAAACCTTCCACTTCTTCAAATCGTGCAACAATGCCAGTTGTTCACCCTGCACTTGGTAAAGGTCGCCGTCCTTCTGGATGATAGCGAATTGCCGTGAGCTGGCAGGCACGCCCTGAATCATTGTTACTTTCCCCTCTGGCCGCATCCACGGCTTGAACACGTCCGCAGGCACGCGCGTAGCGATGGCTTCCATCGCCTCTTGATGGTTCGGGGGAGCAATCACCATCATGCCCGCGCGACCCTTGGTTGATCCGCTGCCAAAGCCAAGCGTTCCGATGATCTGCGCGGGGTTTGTCTGGTAATACTTGTTCAGCCTGATCTTGCCGCCCTTCAACTCAAGTTCAACTGTATCAATCCAATCGTCGGTGGAGTTTTCAAGCTTGGTTTCTCGCTTACGAAGAATAACCAAGTCCGTGACAACGGCTGTTCCTGCATAGTCGCCAAACGTCCCGGCTGGCAATCGGAATGAGGCAATCAGTTCTCCGCGCGCCGCGAGGTATCGCCGCACGGTCGGGTTGGCTTTGTCCATCGTTCCCGTGCTGGTGATGCCGACGACCAACCCGCCCGGCCTGACCTGATCCAATGCCTTCAAGAAAAAGTAGTCGTGAAGAACTGGCGAGAAATGGTTATACCGGCGGTCGGCTGGCTTAACATCCGCAAACGGCCAATTGCCTAGAACAAGGTCGTAGAAGTTATCTGCCGTCAGACTGTCTTGATACCCCTTGATTGAAATGCTTGCCTTGGGATGCAGCATTTTTGCAATGCGCCCCGTCAGTTGCTCTAGCTCGATGCCGGTCAATACGCTGTTCCGCATGACTTCGCGCGGCATGAGTGAAAAGAAGTTACCGATGCCGACGGACGGCTCAAGCACTCGCCCTCCCTTGAATCCCATCCGTTCAATGGCCCGCCAGATTGTTGAAACCGTGATCGGGTCGGTGTAATGCGCGTTGATGATGGACGTTTGCGCCGACTTCCAATCCGCTTCCCCCAGGTGTTCGCGCAACCAAGCATCTTCTTTTTCCCATGAAGGTTTCGGGGCTGGATCATTCCAAGCTCCGTTAAATAACTCCTGACCGAACGCGCCCCAGCCGGTGTAAGCCGCTAACACATCCAAGTCTTGCGGGTTGGGTTCTTTGTTTTCAGCAATCAGCCGTTGAACAGTTTCAATGGCCTGCTGATTCTTTTTGAAGCGTGCCTTGGGGCCACCGCCGACGATGGATGCCGGGTCTTTTAGCCAGTAGTTCTCTCGCCCGACTGAGTTATCTGGCTGAGAAATTGAGCTTCCGTCTCCGGGTTGTGTGGGATTAGTTCCCGCTCCGCCTGCTGCCGGGCTTCCGAGTATTCCCCCGGCATCTTTCGCGCCGCCTGCAACGATTGATGATCCAGAACGCTTGCCGCCAGTTCCAGTGCGTTTGCCGCGCTTAGAACCTGCGTCAGCTTGGGGCAGGCTTCCCGCCACATCCGCACTATCGCTTGCGGTCGGTGGTCCCGCAGGCTCATTCCGTCCTGATTCATCAGGGTTTGTTCCGCCCTCAGATGTTTCAGATATGTCGGGTTTAGTGTCATCGCTGGCCTCTGGTTTAATTTCCGCCTCTGTGCTTGGTTTGTCAATATCCGAGATGATGCTCTTGGCCTCGTCCCGGCTTACGTCCTCAAGATTGTCGCTGATGTCGGTCGCCGTCGCCCACGCGCCGCGCAGGTATTGCTTCAATGAATCCCAAATTTCAGGCAAGTCCGCTTTGACGCGCCGCGCAAAGTCTCCAAACTTAACAACACCCTCTTGCGCGTAGTTCACCGCTAACTCTGCTGCAATCGTCGCTACTTCTGGATCAACGCCAAGGTTGGTCTGCTGCCCCAGCTTCTTGCGTAGGCGCGCTTTCAATTCCTCGCGCTTGGCAAGGATCGCCGCCATCTTCGCATCGGTTGCGGTAGGTGCGGTGGGTGTTTGGGTTGGTGTTTCATTGCCGCGCTTTGCATTGCGTTTTTTCCACGCCGCATCAAACGCCCTCTTTGCTTCAAATATCGCCTCGGCCTCTGTCTGCCCCTTGCCGTCAATAGCAAGAAAGCCGCCTTGATTGCTGGTTGCTACCGCTTTGAACTTATAGCCCGCCTTAGCATCAAAGCCAGTTGCCTTGCTGACTGCCATCTCTGGCGGTTGATAGTCTGTTGCCTGCTCTACAACTACTTTGGGCTTTCTTGCATCTTCAATACGCGGCGCATCTTGGGCAACAATCGGCTCTCCCTCTCCACGCTCAATCGCGCCGGTAACTTGGTTTTGTAATTCCTTGAGAGGGGCTGATCTTGTGTCCGGCTTGGCAATCTTCTTTGGTGATGTTCCTTGCGCCGGTGCAGTCATCGGCTTCCCGCTGGCATCTACTACGTAATACTCCGTCCGCTTCCCTCTGACTTGAACTCCTGCGCGAGACGGCACGATTGCTGCCGTGTTGTAAATGGCGTCAACCTTGCCTTGCTGCGTCTTTCCGTAGCTGTCCACATATTCAATCCAGTCGCCCGCGGTTATCTGTTCAGGTGTGACCGGCGACGGCAGGGTGGTTTGTTCCACCTGCCCCGGCGTCGTACCCGTTCCTTGGACTGTGGAAGATTGCTTCTTGTTGACTAAATCAAAGTTTGGCCCTTTACGGTTTGCTCCCTCAATCGCACCATTCAACCAGACAACGCGCCCCTGATTGGCAAACGATGCTGTGTCATCTCCGCGCATGATGGCATTTAACGCAGCCTTTTGCGCTGCATCTCGCATCTGTTCAAGTCCGGGAACGGCGGATGTGTCCAGCTTCATTCCAGCTAGAACAGCATCGTATTGCGTGGCGTTACCGCGTTTCTGGTTTGATTCAAAGAACTTTCTGGCGTCAGCGTCAGACAATGCAATCAACTCTTGCGCGGTTACATCACCTGGATTGCGTTCTGTTAGTTGCTGAGATGGCGTCGTGACCGTTCCTTGTGGGGGAGAAGATTCTAGCTTTGCGGCTGCTGGCGTGGCGTCAATGGAGTCATCTCCAAACACCGACCGTTGCCACTTTTCAAACGCTGCAAGTTCCTCTGGTGAATAGCTTGATGTGTCAAACGCCTCTTGTTTGAGTGTTTTTTCTGGCGGCAAAACCTCTATCTCGGCTGGTTTTGCCGGTGTCACACTGGCAACCACTGCCGGTGTGGATGCCTTCGGCGCAAGCTGATTGCCTTTCAATGCCGCCTGCAACTCCGTCACCATGTTCGCCAAATCACCCTTGGTTGCCGGTGCTGCGGCCTGCTCTGGCGTCAGCTTCGGCTCAGTCGCTTTAAGCATCCCTTCAAGCTGACTGGCTACCTCTGTTTTGGTAGAAGCACCCGGCGCGGGAGAAGTCGCTTGCACCGCGCCGGATGTTTGTTGTTCAGTCGAATCAGCAGTAATCAGAACGTCAGAGGATGATGGAGCTTGCGACTGTGAGATTGGTTCGTCCGCCATGTAGGGGTTTGATTTGCTCGCGTTAAACGTGCGCGCAATTCCCCGCATTGTGTCCGCATTACCGTCTGATTCAGGAGTTACAACCGCTGCCCCGCTTGGAATGGTTGCCTCTAAAGCTTGTCTGTTTGCGATGCTCTCAGATTGTCGCGCAAAATTACGTTCCGCCGCGCGCTCGCTCAAAGCTTGCTCTCCTACACCGACCACACTTGCGCCACCACCAGCCGCGCCACCGAGCAACGCGCCCGCTGCCATAGCTGTAGGAACGCCAACCCATATACCACGCTCAGGATCGTAGGTCATTCCTGCCGCTGCGTTCTGTCCGACCTGCTCAAATCCCTCTTGCAACGCCTCGCGACTTGAACCTTTAGCGATTGCTTTGCCGATGATCTTCTTGGCGGTTTCCGCTCCGACTCTTGCCGTGCGCGCTGCCCTGACAAGCCGGAAGATGTTTGCGCCAACACCAAGCAACGCCTCGCTCGTCGCGCCGATGCCTAAGTTAATCAGGAAAGCTTTGTCGGCCTGATCCTCGCGCCCGGCATCAATCGCCGATTGCGCTTCGGATTGTCCGGCAGATAATCCGTACTGCAATCCGCCAGCTACCACGCCACCTGCACCAGCCGCCGCAATCGTGGGCACCATTGCCCCGGCACTGGAAGGGATTGTGTCAGCCCAGAACTCACCTTTGAATTTCGGGTTGGTTGGGTAAGCCTCTTTCGCGCCTTCGGCCAATGCTTCGCCCGCTCGGTAAAGTCGGCTTGCTTGGATTTCCGCTTGATTCTGTTCCGGTGTTAAGCTTCGGCGTCTGGCGACTTCCGACCGGATTCGGTCATCTACCCCGCCAACGACTTCAAACCCTTCCGGCATACCCAGCAAGGAAGATGGTCGCAGCAAACGCTCTGCGCCTTGAATAGTTTGGCCCGTAGCAACGCCACCGCCTTGCATGAACGCATTGGCAGCAGAAGCAAGCCTGCTTTGCCCGCTATCTGGCGCGTCTTCCAGATAGGGATTTGACTCTGCAACTGTTGGTGCATCTTCCAGATATGGATTGCTCATGTGAAATCACGGTTTCGGAAAGTCTTTGCCTGTCCGCGCCTTGAATCGTGCCGCCACTTTTGCAAACGGCACTTTTGCTGTAATCGCTTCATTTGCGAGCTTTAACTCTGTGTTGTAATCAGCGACTTTTTCCGGCGTGGCAACGGTCATATCTCCACCCATCAATTCCTCGTCCCGCTTCCGCACGTCGCCCATGACTGGCACTGTTTCCTTTGGCGTCACTTGGTTTATGATCTTCTGCGCGCGTTCCATTGCGCCAGCATCACCGGAAAGCTCTGCGTCAATAGCTGCTTTCTTTGCCGCGCTCAAGCGCGGGTCAATCTCTGGCTTTGCAGGTTTGCCTGTGAACGACATGAAATCGTTTAGCTGTTGCGATGCTGTCGCCTTTTCTTCTGGCGTTGTCGCTTGCGCTACTGCCTGACGAAGCTGCGTCAGAATTTCAAGATTGCGCCCCGGTGCGGTGTTGAATTGTCCCGGCTGCTTCGGTATCGGTTTGATTAACTGAATACCTGTCCCGCTCAATTTCGGATGCGTGGCAATCCATTGGTTTGCCTTCGCGCGGCCTGCATCATCTAAACTTCCTTCCGCGTTGGCTTTGATGATGGTCTGCAACTGCTGCTGATCCTCGTTCTGCGTGCGCCATTCATTGTTTGCCGTCGTCGCTTCCTTCCGCGCCGTGACGTTCTCATTGAACATCCGCTCCCGCATCGCTCTATCCTCGCCGCGCTCGGCCTGCTGCTGCTTCATCATGCGGTTTTGCAGTAAGGTGTTGCCAAGCTGGTCAGCCTGACCCAATGCCATTGCGAAGTCTTGTCTTAACATAAATTCACACTGTTTTCTTGTTTGCCGCGCTTGCGTTTGCCGCGCTCAACAGTCCGCTCAACCCCATCATCCACGGACTCACTTGCTGTTGCGCCTGCTGAATGTTTGCGCCGTAGGTGTTCAATGCGCCTTGCGCGCCTACCGCCGCTGAATTGCCCGGCATCTGTGCGCCACCCTGAACCTGCGCTTGCGGTGCTGCTCCCGGTGCGCTCAAGCTGGCAAACTGGCTTTGTGGCGTTCTGGCGTTGACCAGTGCGCTCAGGTTGCTCATGTTTTGTTGCGTGTCTCGGTACGCCGCATCTTGCGGTGTTGCCCCGCTTGTAAGCCAGCTTAAACCTTTCTGCATCGCCGCATCCTTCCGCGCCGCGCCTTGATAGCCGGTCGTTAATGGGTCGGCAAAGTTCGCGCCTGCATCTAATCCGCCTCGATCATTCCCAGCCCGTCTCACGGCATCGTCTAACATGGATTGCGTTTCCGCATCCAACCCGCTGCCTGCGTCCAACTGTCCTTGAATCTGCCTGTCTAAAGTGTTGGCAATGCTCCTGTCTGGTGTGCGATTGATCTGACCTTGAATCAACTCATCCATCTTTTGACGCGCCGCGTAGCCTTCCGGGTCGGATAGCTTCGCCTGTTCCGCTGCGGTCTTGGCGAAGTCCTCTCCGTACTTCGCGCCTAAATCCAGTTGCACCTTTGCCATCTGTTGTGCAACGGCTGCGTTTGCGTCGGCCTCGCCAAACCCGGTAAAGTCAAAAGTCTTTGGCCCTTTGGGAATGGATTCGCTGCGGGTGATGATGGAGCTATCGGATGGTTTCGGCTGGTTTGCATACTTGCCGCCTGCTTCCCAATCCTTTGGATCGTAGGGGATGTAATCGTATCTCGTCTGCTGTCCACCGCTTTTGCCGCCGAAAAGCTTACTGATTGCCTTGCTGACTGGCTCTCTTGAAATGAATCTTCCAACGTCGCCACGAATAACGCCCGCCGATGTCAAAGCCCCAAGCGGATCGCCACTGCTGCCTTGCCAAACAGATTGCGCGTAGCCGTCCTTGTCAGTGTAGCTACCATTCGCCACCTGGATGTATTGCCTGTCCTCAGTATGCGCCGGGTAGTTCTGGATGGTCGCCTTTCCGCCCTGCTTGGCTGCTGCTTCAAGCGCGCGACGGATCGGCAACAACTCCGCGTTCGTGTTGGACATCTCGCGGCTCGAAGATGCCAAGTCGGGTGCGTCCGGTTGGCCTTGTTTGGCCGCATACGATGCCCCTACGCTAATGACTGCTCCTGCTACGGCTGCCCAACTCATGATTGTCCTCCGGTTAAAGCGCGCATTATGTCCTCGCTCAAGTGTCCGCCCGTGCTGACTTCGTAAGGCTCGATGATTTCCGCCTCAATATCGTCCACGTCCAGCTTGTCCGTAGGATGAAACGTCACCCACCGACAATCCTCATGCGCGAATCCGATCCGCCTCGTGCCTGGCTTGGTGATTCCGATATGCCCCGCCGATACCTGCTGCACCCCGTTTTCTGCATCCCACACGGAAAGCTTGCCAGATAATACCACAAAGAAATGTTCCGTCTTGTGAATCTTGGAAATCGCCATTACGCCCTTAGGCAACAACATCTCCCTTGCGTAACAACCCGGCGCAAACCGATGCGTTACCGGCACCTCGGCAGGTGGCAGCGTCGCCAGATACCGATGCACTGCATCAACGCGGCTGTTGGTTTGTGAGAGTGATGTCATGGCTAATCTAAAGTCACGCGCAAACTCGGCGCGATGGTTGCCGTGCTGAACGCTGGGATCACCAGCGATGAAATGGTCGCGTTGGCTACGTTCGTCAGAGCGTTCACCGTGGCCTTGGTGAACACCGCACCGCCAAGCATGTCGTAGCTCAACCCCACGCACGTCGGCTGCGTCGTCAGGCTCGCGCTGCGAATACCTGCCCACAGATGCGTGCCCTGCGCGATGCTGACCGCCATGCTTGTCACGTTGGATTTGATTCCCGTGCTGCCTGTGGAAGTCTGCACGCCAGAACCCGCAAGTCGCGTCAGGGTTTGAACAGTGGAATTGGGAGCTTGCGGCGACGAGAATAGCGCAACCTCATTCGTGGCCGCTGCGTTGCCTGCGCCTGTGACTTGGAATTGCACGCGCGCAAACGTGGTAGTTTTCTCCACCTTGCCGATGTAGCAGAAGTATCCTGTGTTTGAAACGAGCGCGATAGTGCCGCCCGCGACAAGTTGCGGCGATGGCGGGAAGATGCGTTGCAGTGGCGAGACGATGACTGTGCCGTTAGTGTGAAAATCAATGGCGTTGGAGTAGCTAATGTTGCCTGCGTTCGTCACGCCCGCGAGCGCGATGTTTGTTTGCGTTGTGTAATTCGATGGATTGCCAGAAAGATAGAACGCCGCCGCATTGGAATAGGCTGCTGTGCCTGCGTTTGTCACCCCTGCCACAGAGATATTCGTTTGCGTGCCACCGACACTGGATATTTCCAACCGTCTCCGCGCTTCGGCTGCGTTGGGTGCGCGCAACACCATCTCCATGTAATCAGTTGGATACGCTGCCACAGCTTCAAACGCCATGAACGCCGCAAATAAGATTGCGATGATTGTTTTCACTGGTATTGACTAGCAATAGAGTCGTATTGCGCTTGTTGTCCTGGCGTTCTGTTCACCGACCACGCCCCGCTTGGACTGATAGCGTAATTCCCATAAGCGTTACTTGATGTCGCTCCGCCAGTCGCCCCACTATTTCCCCACCCCGCTTTTTGTCCAAGGTTGTAGCCCGCAATTCCGCCGCTTATTCCCGCCATCCACGGATTAACCTGGCTGTTTGCCCAATTCTGTTGCTGGCTGTAAAGGTCGAGCGCATTGCCCATGCCCATCTGAGTCGCGTTCGGATTCAACTGCGCTTGGTTCGTCGCCCCGGTCTGAAATGGTACCGCCCCGTTGCTTGCGCTGCTCAAGCTTTGGAATTGATTTGTCGGACTCGCCCCGCTGGTGAAATTGCCCAGGTTGCTCAATGACTGTTGAATCTGGCGATACTGCACATCTTCCGGCAATACGCCACTGTTTAAGATGCCAATGCCTTGCTGCTGCCGCTTCGTGCGTTCGGCCTCTCCCGCGCTTACCACCGCGCCCGCTTCCTCGCTCGTGGCCGCGTTGCCCAAGAATATGCCTTGTCGTAGTTGCTTGCCCCTGACGCCTTGCTGAACCTGCTCAGTCTGCCTAGAGTCTAGCTTGCCGCCTTTCGCCAACTCCTCTTGCACCATCGCTTGCAAGCGGTTGTTCATTGGGCGATCCGGCGAGGCGTCTGCATCGGCCATGATCTGATCAAACAACTGTTGCCGCGCTGCGTAGCCGGTCGGGTCTGCCGCTTTCAACTCCGCCAGCTTTTGCTTGATGAAGTCCGGCCCGTATTGCTTCTGTAAGTCCAGAAGCGTTTGCGCCATCTTATCGGACATTGCCGCCGTCGTGTCCGCATCACCCAACCCGGTAAAATCGTAAAGCTTCCCGTTGATCGTCGCCTTTCCGCCCATTTTGGCGAGGCTGTTGATCTGATACTCAAACGGGTAATTCTCCATGTCCGCCACCGCACCAGCAATTGCCGCCTGATTCGGGTCAGGAGGCGCGTCTTGCTTAAAAATATCGGATAGCCATGACATAAAGTTATTTAGTTTTCATCGGTCGCACTCTTGCGGAAACGCTCAGATTGCGAAGTTCCCACCAACCGCTTGCGCTTTCGATCTTCAAATACATCTCCCGGAAACTTGGCAAATCACGCAGGCTGCTCGATACCAGAGTCGGACTGGTGGACTGCAATAGAAACGGCAATACATCTGTGCCTAGAATATCGCCATTAGGCTCAAAACTCCTAGACCACGTTTTCATGTCTGCATCATCACCAATGGCTGTAAATGTCAAGTTAGCATTGCCTGCGTTGAAACGGAGTCGGCAGTTGAACGCCACCTTGTCCGCTTCCACATCGCCAAAGCTCATGTTGCGCGTCCAAACCTTCGTGACATAACCCGATCCGTTATCGGTGTAGGTCGAGTCCGTGTCCGCGTCGTCGTTGTCTTTCCACTGGTTCACATATCCAGCCACGTCCCCAAACACCAATCGTTGCTGTCCTGCAAACCGTGTGATTTCCCAGTGTTGAGGCGTCCATCCTTCCCAAACTCCAATCCACTTCCCAAGTCTGCCATTGAACACAAGCACCGTGTCTGGCGTGGTCGCGCTGTCAATCGGCACGGCGAACAATATCAACTCTTGATACTTCTTAACCGCAATCGTGCTTTGCGCGGCTGCATTGATCCTGTCAATCCACGGCTGTATCGGCTCGCTGATAGGTGCGGATAGTTCGTACTGCGATGCTGCTGCCGCCATGCGCCGCAGTGTGCGTATCTGACGGTCAGGCGATACTATGAAGATGTCATTGCCATACACGTCCCACGCTTCCGGCCCGCACACTCCCGCGCCGTAGTTGACGGATTCACTCACTTGGGACGCTGAAAAGTCCGCAGGCTCGTTTGCTGGGTCGGTTTCCACCAGCCAAACGCTGTTCTCCTTGCCGACTGCCATCGTAAAACCAACAAAGCTCTTGAGTGCTTTGATCGGATCGCCTTCGCCGCCACCCACTCGGAAGCTGCGCGTGGTGTGATTCCATTGGCCGGTACCGAACGCCAACCGATTGCTGACCCATACCGTATCAGGCGCAGTCGCCTTACCGCTGGCGAACATCCTCCCTGTGTGCCAGCAAAGGATTGTCGCCTCAACGGGAGGGTCGCTTGTTGTGCTGCCCAATGCCGCCGACCACGCCGCACCGCTCCATGTACGCATCTGGTTCGTGCCGTCACTCACAAGCACCGTGTCCACGCCTTGAGCCATCGCAATCCGCGCGCTTGCTGGGGTGTAACCGCCCATTGCCGTCCATGCCGACCCGTTCCAGTGTTGAAACACCTGATTACAACACGCGATCAACTGTTCGTAGCTCGGAGTATCGAAGTAAAACAAGCCTTTGATTGGAAACGCTGCCAGCACCGCGCCGCCCAAGCCGTCCGCGCCCGGCCTTGTCCGTGACTTCGCTTTGTCCCGTATCAGGACGTTGATGAGTTTGGCCGATGCTGTGGGCGCAAGTTCAGCCGGATCGCTGAACGCATCCATGCCGCCCGCGCAATTCCGTATCTGTTCCCATAACAAAGGCAAATCGCTTGAGTTGTTGGCAATGGATGGCATGTCAAATGTGGCGATATGGCCCGACACCAAACTCCGGCCCGTATCCGTCCTCCGGCGTAAATCGGCTGTTGTTCGCCGCCTGCAATGCCTCGATCTGTTCCACTTGCTTGAGCAGGGCGTTGGCTTCTTGAAATTCCAGTTGAGCCGCACCGTTCTCACCGCCGCGCCGCTTCAAGCTGCCACGGATAAACGCAAGCAAGGAGTTCGTGCAGTTCCGTAACGCAGGCTCTTGCTGGTCAAAATCCAACGGTTCGTACTTCGCTTTGCCCAAGACTTTAAGGGTGAAGTCTGCGGTCGGGATCGGGAGTAGGCGCAGGCGTTGGTAGGAGGGGCTGTGTGTTTCTGTGGCGGTTAAAGTGCCGGAGATTGTCAGAGTGGCTAACTGAATCGTTCCGGTGACAGCAACCCCGGCATAAGCTGGATCGAGAGCCGGTGCCGCAAACGTCACGCTGCCAGTGGTCGCTGTGAAATATCCCGCGCTGATCGGACTGGCTACATTCCCCGGACTGATCAAACCACCCTGCCCCGCGCTTTGCTCGTTGCCAGGGGTGTAGTAATACGTTAGCCCCGGCGTCAATCCGGTAAGCGCGTAAGTGGAAAACATACCGGTATACGATCCAACAACTAAATCAGAACCCAGCACATACGCTTGTAAGTTTACCGCTGCGCTCGTCGTCACCTTGTACACCGCAAGCACCGTCACCGAATCCTCGGATGCTGGTTCAAGTTGCGATGCCGCTCCTACGGTCGTTTGTGTTACCGTTCGCTTGCCCGCACCATCTAGCCAAACAATTTTGATTGCTGATGTGGAGTCGCCAGCCACGCCGGAAACAGTCAGGTAATTAACCGCATCACTCCATCGCCATGTGAACCACGCAGGCGGCAGGATGTTAAACTCAATCGGTGTTCCAGTCGCCTCAAAACTATCAAAGTCCATCCGGTAGTAATGCTCTTGCCCGTGTATTACAATTTGATTGTTTGTTGATCTGACGGCCACCACACGGTCTATGACTTCCGGCAGGAACACAACGCCTTCCGCGTGGTCGTCGTTTGTGGCTGGTGTCACCGCCACGTCACACACTACGAGCGCATCTTTCCAGAGCGCATAATTCCAAATGTGTTCATCCCAATGACGCGCAAACTTCTCCGCCGCCGAAACGTCGTCGGTATCGTTGTAGCCGGATTCCAGGCACGCCCGTTCAACTAAGGTTTCTAAGTTCATTGTGTTCTCGCATACACCCGATAAACCCACTTTGTTTCATCAATATCAACACCTTGCCCTGTTGTTTTACTTCTAACAAAAAACAAAGACGATGCTCCTTGTATGACAAAGACGTTTGTTGAATTGGCAACCGCTGTTATAGCAAATGATCCTCTATGGTCTGTGCTTGCTGGTGTGCTTGGGTCAAACACACCTTGAAAGTCAACCTCGTCGCCCGGTGCGTATCCGGCGTCCGCAGAAGTGCAGGCGATAACGCCCTTCACAATCTTTGGGGTGCTTTGCAATCCGTGCGGAACATCAAGGTATTTACCGGCAACCAACCCGTTAAGGTTGGTATTGGGTGACGTAAAACTGCCGCCAAATATCGAATTGCTGAACGTGTTGACCATGTTCGCGTAAGTGATCAGCTTCGGCGTACCGTTCGTGATCGTGATGTAGTAATCGCTCGCGCCGTTCGTTGTCGTCGCCGTCAGATTCGTAAAAAACCCGCTCAATGTGGTGTATTTGTTTGTCCCTGCCGTGCTATCCCAAATCAAAAGCCTGTCCGTGTTCGTTGGCGCAGTGTGTTGGGCAAGGTTCGTAAACGGGGCGCGATAGGTGAAGTTCAACCAAAGGTTTGTGACTTCAATTTGTGCATTTGTTCCGCTGTGACGCACCCACATGGTTGCGCTCTGAGTCAGGTTCGTGATGCTCGGCAGGACGGCAATCAGGTTCGTGTTATAGATTAAGTTCGTGATGCTAACCTTGGCAAAGCTTGATGCGCTGGCGTCGTACGTCAGAACGTAATCGTTGTATGCCGGGTTTGGATCATCGGTTTGCGTCGTAATCAAACCCGTGTTCGCCATGAGCAACGTGGACAACGTCATCTTGGTGTACACCCCCGCGCTTGTGTCATAAACCAAGACGTAATCCGCCGCCTCAACAGTGCTGTTGAGGTTCTTACCGGTCAGGAACGTCGCGCCGATGCTTGCGCCGTCCACGAGGGTATGCAGTTGCGCTGCCGTAATGCGTTGCCCGTCGCTGAATGTGATGCTACGCGTCAAGTCGCCCGCGTTCGCCGTGGTCGCCAGCAATGCCGTCAGAAACGTCAGCATGTTCCAGATGCGTTTTATTGCTTTAACGCTAAACCCGCTATCTCTGGAAATCTTGCTTGAGCCTTGTGTCTGCTCTAATTCCTTGAACGCACGAGGCACAGCCTTTTCCGGCAATGACGGATCAATCGCCTTGGTGTTGCACCCTGGCGCAATGCCAAGCTTGATAATTTCAGCTAATTTGCTCATAGTTTTTACTTTGGCGGCGGCCCGGCATACCAACCTTCCGGCAACGTCACCTTGCCCGTCTTTGTCCACGCACCGGACTGCCACACATACACGTTCCCGCGCACGTTGCCGCCCAATCGCACCACATCACTTTGACTGTCCAGCACCACCGTCCTTGTCGCGCAGCCGCTCCCGCAGAGAAGCAGACCAACGATCCCGAATAGTCTGAGGTGTGTTCGCATCTTCGATTGTCCTCGGCGCGCTGGCTTTCTTGTCTAGGAACGCCATCAACGCCTCAAGCAACGGTTTTAGCCAATCCCACATCACTTTGCGGCGGCTTGCTCGCTCGTCACCTTGTTGTCCCGCGCGAATAGCAGACCCACGCACACGCTGATGGACGCAATCACGCTCGTCCAATCAGGGTTTGTCGCCGGGTTGCCGTCCGCCAGGGCGTTGATTGCCGCAATCAAAACCGCCACAATTCCGCCTGCACCAAACAATGTCGTTCTCCAGCTTGCACTCATTTCTTTTTACCTTTCAGTTTCCGATTTCGCCGCACAATACGACGAACAAAATCACACACCCGTTGAGCCAACCGCTTCACGATTGCCCAAACACTTTTGCGAGCAACGCCTTGCCGCCAATCATTGCGCTACTCACGATGCCACTGACCACCGCCGCTTTGACCGTGATAGAGTTACGCCACGACTTCATCTCCTTCATGTCATCCACCAAGCCGTTCAGTCCGATGGCTTTGTCGCCCAGCACCGCCTGTTTGATTTCGCGCACATCGGATGCGATCTGTTCCCTTAGTCCCTGCTGCTCGTGTTCGCTCATAATTCATTATTCCCAAACGTGTCGCACCACTTGACCACGCACCCGTAAATCGTCACGCACACGACGATGATTTGCCACGTCGTCATTCCCAGCCCGTTGTGATGTTTGCCACGCCCCAGAACCTCATGGCCTCTGGTGGCGCATTGGTGAACCGCTCCAACCTGACGATGTTGTTCGTCCTGTCAGTCAGCCAAATCTCCCCGATACGATTGCTCGGCCAGAGCGAGGGCGTCGGGCTTTCCGCTCCGTTCGAAACGCTCCACACGGCATAATGCAGATTGTTTGTCAGCACGAAGCGGTTAGTTGAGATGATGAAGCTGTTCGTCCAGACGCCTCGTTGTGCGCCAACCTGAACGCGATACGCTGGTGCTACGTTGTCCCATTTCAGCGACATTAAGCGCGCTGGTGCAGGTGCGAGAGTGAACAGGCTCACGGGCTGAGTAGCCACTGGCGTCAATGTGCCACGTTGAGCTAGGCACGTTGCCGCTGTGAGCAGCACTAGAATGATGTTCCAGTTGAGTTTCATCTATTCGCTCGCACGAAATCTCTGACAGTTGACCGATGGACACCGAGTAATTTCGCCGCCGCAGTCTGGTTGCCGTTCGCCTCTTGGAGTTTCAACGCAATCGCATCTCGCTTTAACTGCTTCATGCCGCCGCCGTTCAGGTGTAGATTGTTCACAACTCCAACTTGTTTATTCTGACTCGGCCAGCCAGTCAATACACACAGCCGATGTCGAGCGATCTGCGCGAGATACTCAGCACGGCCAAGTTGAAACGCAGCGGCCATACCGGGAATGGTGTCGAGGTGCGGGGTCATGTTACAAACGAATCATCGCGGTGTTAGTAATCAGCGTGCCGCCGCCGATGAAAGTGATATTGGGACTGTTCGTTTGATTACACATCACAGTGCCAAGAATCGTCACCGACTGAGCAGACCCAGCCGTGATGCACTGTGCGCCCGCAGGAGCGAACAATATGCAGTCCTTGAGAATCAATCCCGCCGCGCTGACGCTGACCGGATTGTTCGCGGTGTTCGTAGTCGTCGCCGTATCAATGTAAAGATTCTCTGCAAATGTTCTTCCGCCTTCGTGTGAAATGCCTTTTCCGTTGCCGATTTTCGCGCGCCCGCCGTGAATAATGTTTGTGCCTGCAGCAGTTAAGAATCCTATCGCGCCGCCAGCTGTCCCGGTGGCTTCGTAGTGTTGCGCGGTAATATCCAGCGTTCCCGCTTGCCCCGATGCCAACCAAACAAATTTCCCATCAACACATGTAATTTTTTCGGAAACGATCCACGCCTCCGGTTTTCCGTTTGAAGCCAAATTGATAGTTGTCCCGCCACTAAGTTCCGTAGAAATCTTTTGCGCTGTGATGTAGAAACGCTGGTCGCCGAATAGTGCGATGGCTGGGTTAGCGATACCCTTGACTTCCTTCGCGGTAATCCACATTCGATAGTTATTTGTGTTTCCTACGGTGTAAATCGCCGCGCTGCCGCTGCTGACGATTTCATGAGCCGTCATCCAAAAGTTCTCGACGGTATCACGTGCGGGGTTTGAAGCCTGTGCGTAAAACCCGTACCCATATCCCTTAATCGTGCCGACGTTCACGGTCATTTCACCGTGGTCCCAATAAACTCCAGCGCCTGCAGATTGAAGCGTTACATCATCATCAAATTCATCCTTCCCGACATACACATTAGGACTCAGCCAGAGTGGGTCAATGATTTGACCCACATTAAATACGGTGTTGGTGCAATCCTTCACATATATCGCCGCTGTTGTATTGGCGTTTCCAACGATGGAGTGCTTGATTGTGTCCACATCAATGCGAATGTTTGCAGCGGGATTAGTTATGTAGATAGGAGCGAAAGCGTTAAAGTTCACAAAGGGATTTGTGTCTGAAATAGCATCACCTGACTGCAATACCTGACTTCTGAAATCAATCAGCTTGATGCCTTTTACCGTGTTAGTTATCGCACCCTGTCCACGGTCGTCAAACGGAGCAAGTGGAAGTCCCGCAGACTGTGGGATTTGATTAGAGTGCGTAAGCGTGACGCCAGTGAAATCATAGTCCACGCCATTCTTGAGCAGGTTCGTTGCTCCGACATTGAGAGCCGTGGCCGTTATGACATCACCAGAAGCAGCCGCCGTTTTCGCAGCGGACAAAGAGGAATAGTTGGTTGCGAGTCCAGAAGGTTTTGCCAACCAAACAGAGTGAGCCTGCGCATAACTCCCCGCCGCGAGGCCGGATTGGGTTGCTCCATCCGTCACTGTAGCCGCATTGCCTGCGCTCGTCGCAAAGCTAACGCTGCCATTTGTCGCAACGTAAAGCAGTTGTTGTTGTCCATCGGTTGCCGTCGTAGTCAACCCAATAAACTTCCACCAACCTCCTGGCGGCACCTTGAAGCTGATTGTATTGCTCAATGCCGTTATTGTTGCCACCTCGTTTTGATAGTGAAAAAACAATGTGGCGTCCGAGTTTGTCACGGCGCATTGGATACGACCCGCAGTCGATGTTCCAAGCCGCGCCTCGCCATCAATCCAATGCGGTGTGCTGTTGGTGTAGAAATTGGCAATGACTGCCGCAACAGTGTTGTTGGTCAACACCCCACCTGTGCCGCCTGATCCACCACCACCGGGCGTCACGGTTAGCGCGCCATTTGCCGCCAAAGCAAAAGACATGGCAACCAACCACAAATACCGCTTGAATTGAGAATAGATTTTCATGGTCGTTATTGGATGATCGCCACAATAGCGCAGTCCGCAGAGCCAATCGTTTTGGTCGCTGCCGTGCTGCTGTTGCTGATGGATACCGCGTCCATGTCAACGCCGTTCAGGAAGTCGAATTGCACCGTTGAGCTTGCGCCGACGTACACCGCAGGCAATTCCGGCACTGCTCCATTAGCGGGCACGGTTGCGCTTTCAAACACTTGGATGTATTGAGCCGCACCCGTGTTAAGCACGATAATGCTCAAAAGTTTGCATGGTGACGTTGCAATAACCCGGCTCGCAACAAGTGCGCCTCCGTCCGAGTTCGGGATTTTTCGCGCGTTGTTATTCATATCATCATTCCTTCGGCTTCTTGCTGCAACGCGGCATAACCATCATCCGCGCTGGGTTCTTCCGTTTTCTCCGCAATCGGCTTTCCGTTCGCCGTCTCAACCGTCACGTACGCCTTGTCTCCCTCGATCCGTGAAATCTTACCTTCAACAGTGTAGCTAACTACATCGCCCACTTCTGGCGTGACAAGTTGCTCACTGTCGTCGGGTTGTTGCAACGCTGCCACTGGCACGCATTGCTCATTGCTGTCCATCATGGAAAGCATCGGGTCTTGAGGCATCGGCGGCATGTCGCTGCCTTCGCTAAAGGTTTCGCCTGTCGGAAGATTCGGATTCATAAAGTCAAATTGTTGTTTGTTTCAGAAGGGTGCGACGGTGTTACCCGCCGCACCCGTGGATTCAATCGTCACCGATTAGAACGTGGACTTGGTGCGCAACTGTACGTAGTGCGGCACATCGGATGTTTCCGACGTGTGCAACGCTTTGCACCCGAAGAACGCTTTCCAACCCAACACCGTCTTGAGGTTGAGCGGATCCGCCTTGTCAGGCGTGGCGTTCACGATGAGTTTCGGACCCATCATCGAACTGCCAGCGCGTTTGTCGTTCAGTTCAACGCAACCGAACGCATCACGACCGAGATACCACGTCGAATAAGACGGGGTGTTCGTGCCGGTGATGGCGGTTGTGCCAAGCTGCGTTTGGTAGGTGTCACCCTCGATACTCGCGTTGTCAGACTCAACAAACACCGCACCGTCCAGCTTGATCGTGCCGCGCTTGTACAGGTCTTTGGTGTCAACCGATTGAGCCGCGAGCAACCAAGTGGCGTCTTGGCGCAAGTCGTGCATGACTTGAGGCGGTGTGATGGCGACGTATTGGCCGCCGATGGTCGGCACGTTGGCCGCGCGCAACTGCGTTACGCATCCGAGATGCGCCGCCCGGCTGATCTTGCCTGCGCTGTTTGAAACAGTGCCAGTCACCTTGTAGGTGTCGTAATCGGTCGAGCTATCGCCGGTCGGTGTTCCCAAACCAGCAAACCGCTCAAACGGATGCAATGCGCCGTAGGTCGTGTCCGAGTTAGTCAAGCCAAGCATCAACGCCTGACGCACAATGCCGTCCAGACCGAGTGCGGCATCTTCACCCAGCGTCTTGCTGTGCAGTTTGACCATGTTCAGCAAGTCAATCGCCTGTGCGATGTCGGACATGCTGCTGATCTGGCCGCGTTGCTTGAGTTGAACGTCCACATACCCAACGCCCACATCTGTCATGCGGGTAGGGGTCGTGCCTTCCGTCAGGGTTGTGGCTGTTCCAGCCCGGCCCGGCCCGGCAGACTCACCGGCAGTCAAGCCAAGCAAGCCGTCCGTGTTGGCCTTGCGCGCACGGAAGAAACGCACAGTGTCCCCGTGGATCGGGTAACTAGCTTTCATGCCGTATGTGGCAAGAACGAGTTGAAACTGCAACGCCTCCAACAAATCCTTGTTGAAGAATGTTTGCAGACGATTTGCGAAGTCCGCCGGTGCTGGCGTCCCGCCTTGATTAAAGATTGCGATTGTATTTGCCATGATATTTACATGGCAAGGGCATTACCGAAGCGGCATCCCGGTAGCCAAGCGTTCCAATTCGTTCATTTGTTCCTCACGGGAACGCTGTTCAAATGGAATCTCACCTGTCAACTGTGTATGTTGACTCGGTGCGCCAGGCGATACCAAGGCTTCCAACTCCTTAACCCTTGCCTCACTCTGGCTCAACTTCTTCTTCATATCCGGCACACCAGCCGCCGCAGTCTCCATCGCGGTCATGCGTGTCACCAAGTAGATGCTTCTCGGATCGCGCAGAATCCCCGGCGCATACGTTTGTATTTCGCTCAAGTTCTGTGCTACCGCCTTTTGAAACTCACTGCCGTCCTTTGCCAGTTCCGGGAAGTCCTGCGCTGCTTTCAGCGTCCATTCCTTCTTCTCCGCCTGCATCCGCTCGTTCCGCTGAACGATGTTTGCCGGTGGATTCTTCCGCAGTTCTTCCGCTGCCTTGGTCGCCTTGCGGATGTCCGTCTCTGCGTCCCTTGCGTCCTCACGCTTGGCTTCCGCTTCGTCGAACTTCCCGTCTGCATCTAGCCTGTCCGCCTCCGCTTTGAGATGATCCGCCCGCGCACTCATCTGTGCCGCGTAGCCTTCATACTTCTCAGGTGTCACCGCGTTCTCAGCCTCTGCTGCTTCGCGTTCCGCTTTCCATGCGTTGCGCTCCGCTTCAAATGCCTGACGTTCTTTGGTGAAGGATTCCTTGTCAGCGTTCAACGCTTTCCACGTTGTATCACGCCGTTGTTGATCCTTGGCGAACTTGCTGCCCTTGGCTTCTGGCTCTGTCTTGGCTTGAGTTTCTACCGTTGCATCTGTCTTTGCCACCGCTTGAACCTCGGTTTTCTCTGGTTCTGCCGTGGCTGGTGTGTCGGTTAATTGATTCAGTTGAGCCTCAGCATCACTTAATCCATCCGGTTGATCCGCGCGTTGATCTGTGTTCGCGCTGGCAGGGGTCGTGTCCGTTGCCGCCCGCTCTGTTTCCAAAGCGGTCAATGCGGTCATGGCGTCCTCGACTCCTGTTAATCCAGATATTTCAGTCATGCTATTTTCTCTCTGTTAGGGCGAATAAAGTTCGCGCAGCAAAGCATCGCCCTTTTGCTCCTGCGCGGATGTTGCAGACTGATCGGCGTCTGCTCCCGAAATTGTTTCAAACTCGATGCGTGCCTGGCTTTCAAGCCATCCCAACGCATCGTAAAATCCTGACGTTCTGCCCGCACTGTGCGCCGTGTGCATTACATCGCCAGCACCTTGCCGCGCCATCTCGCCCGCTACGCACCGCATACGTTGCATCAAACAAATGCCAGTAGCCGATGCCATGAAGTTGATGAGAATATCCTTGTCGGCAGGCGTCCATCCGCGCGCCACGAGAACCGGAAGCGATGGAGACGGTTTGGCTGGCTCGCCCCACAACAAGCGAACCAGCCACCGTTTCACCTTGCCCACAACACCAATCATACAAATTACTTCTTACGCTTAACCGGCGCAGGCTCAATCTCTTTGTTCCCCACCCCGACAACTTCCGCTTGTGGCTCAGTCGCTGCACTCTCGACCTTTACGGTCTGAGGTTTCTTGGCCCAATCCGCCAACGTCACCAAGCTCGGCAACTCCCCGGCTTGTAGTTGCTCAATGGAAAATTCCATGCCGTCGCTGCCGTGGCTCACAAATCGGGGATTGTCCCACACGACCGCAACAGTCTTGCGGTCTGCGCTCAATGTCGCGCTATGGATGAATGTTCCGCGAGGCGCGTTCTTTAGCAGCGCGTCAATGTCCACGTTCAATGTCGTAA